CACGCGCTGGGTGTGCTGCTCGCGGGCCGATGTGCGAGCAGCAACATGGGCAAGTGCCACGCCCAACTGAGCTGCTACGAACAGCCGGTTAATGCTGGTCATCCGACACCCCCGCGCCGTGGCTGGTGGACTGCATTGCGGCCGTTGCACACGCCCGCCCATAGTCGGCAACACGGTCATCGGCCCCGACACCGAATTCATCAAACACAGCGAACGGCAGGCAGGGAAGTTTGCGCGGATCAGTGCTGCCGCCCTTGGGGCTGGCGTCGAGTACGCCCGCGACCTTATCTCGCAACTGCTGGGAGCTGTGCAGGGTGGCGATAGCGTTGTTCGCCCGCTCAAGCTGCCACCTCAATGACTCGACCTCATCGGCAAGGTCGATCCCCGACGATGCGGGGGTGCTGGCCGCTTCAAGTGCGGCAAGATGATCGTCGTAGCGAACCATGTCCTGGTCAGGCAGGATCGATGCGTGCGGCTTCATCGAGAACACAGCCATGCCGTCGATGTTCCGCCAGCCTGTGATCTGCCCACCTTCAACCGGCGCTGAGGGGGTGCTGGCGACCGGATTCTCTGCGAGATAGTGGCGCAGGTAATGGGCGCTGTCCATCGTCGCCGTATCCTCCGCATGTCCACATTGCGGGCACTGCCACGATTCGGCGTCGAACTGCTGCATCAAGTACAGCAACGCGGCGCGATCAACCGGCGCTGCGGCGACGGGGGCGGTGTAGAGCGGTGGTAGGGTACTTGCCCAGTCCGCAAGATGACTGAAGCAACGTCGGAACTCCACCCATTCGTTGCAGTTGGCGATAGGTCCGGCTTGGCACTCAAAGCCATACGTCTCGATTCGGCCGGCGTATGCGAACCCGTTGTAAATGGCTCCGGCTGGAACCTCGATAGCCACCGCCTCCTGCGCTGCGGCGGGCTTGTCGAAGATTGATCGCTCGTAGCGGCGCGCAGTTTCGTAGTCGCTGGCGATGATCAGCTCGCGGCCATCGCGCAGACTGATGATGCCGTTCTGCTCGCCATGTCCGCTGCACGACGCAACAGTGGGTATGCCTCCGGCATTCAAGGCTGTCACGAGGTCGGCGATCTCCGGATCGCACCAAACTGTTGGCCTGCCAGCCGCGTCGCGCTGGATCACCACCATGGCCGCTTCACGGCTTCCCGCCGACGCTGCGGCGGGCTTTGCCTGCGTGCGCTGAATTGAATGAGTGGGGCAGGGATGGCGCAGTGAGCCGTCGCCGCTGGGGCAGGTGCAGTCGGAAGCGGTTGTGTCGTTCACTGGCGGGGTTCCTTCTTGCTTGGGCGCTGCGAGAACTTCGCTCGGCCGGGCAGCTGTGGAATGAGGAGCATCTGGTCGGTGGTGACGCTGTACCTGGCAACGCGGCAGGACTTGCCCCGTCGGTTCTTGACGACGATTTCCGTGGAGTGGATCGGGTGGCCTTGCTGCCGCAGGTCGTAGATGCGCGCGCTGGCTCTTGCGATGCCCAGCTCCAGGAAGATCTCGGCAGCGGTCATCGGTCGTTTGGTGAGCGCTGCGAGTAGTTCGTCGCACTGGGCTTGGTCCGTCATGGGTGCCTCACAGACTCAGCTGAAGTTGGGCGAGCTCAGACGGAAAGACCGCGCGCTTCGCTGGTGGCCTGCGCTTCGGCGCGCGCTGTCCGTGCACAAGGCACCACTCGGCGTGTGCTTCTTCGAAGGTGAGGTACTTGGCGGTGCTGGTGCAGGCGCATTCCACGCTGTGGCCGCCGCCGGCCGATTCCCGGCGGAGATCGAGCATGTGTCGTGCTGCGTGGCCTTTGCTGCAGGGGATGATCGGTGTCGGTTCGCTGATCATGCGTTGCACGTGCTTCTCCTACTTACCGTAGGACAGCAGCGCGAGAAGGACGCCGATGACGGCGGCAGCTGCCATGGTCACAAGAAGGGTCTGGATGACATCGCGCGTGGATGGCTTCACGAGCCACCCCCGACGAAAGCCAGGTCATAGATGACGCAGTGCGCCCGGGCGTCTGCGGCAGACAGGGGGACAACCGCAGTTGCCCGGGCGCATGCGAGGGGAACGGAGTAGGAGCCGGAGTTGACTGCATCGACGGCTTCGAGCGCGAGCAGCCAGCGGCGCTCCGAGAAGTTGTTGGTCAGCGCGCCGGCGACGCCGGCGGCGCAGTTGGGCACGCCTTCGGCGGCGCGGAAGCCGTTCAAGGCTGTGCCGGCGATGGTGGCGCGTAGGCCCCAGTCGTCATGCTCGGAGAGCTCGTAGACGGCGAGGGCGGCGCAGATGCGCGGGCTGCTGATGACCAGGTCTGCAGGGATGGTCACTTCGCCATCGGAGGTGAACTCAGCGGCCGGGGAGGGCTCGGGCTGGCCGGTGGCGGCGCAACCGCTCAGTGCGAGGCACAGAGCGGCGAGGAAGGTGCGTGCGGTTGCCATGAACCTGATCTCCAGCCCCTGCCCGGAATGGGTGTGTCGCGGGGCGATGGAGACAACATTAGCCACAGGCTATTTGATCGTCAATAGCCAAAAGCTAATATTTTTCTGAACGGGCGATAGCCAAAACAAAGCCCCGCTAGGCGGGGCTGTCATTGAAGCGGTTTTCCCACTGCCTTAGAACTTGCGCAGGCCTGCGTGTATCAGTGCCTTCCCGAGAATCGTCAACTCACCAGCGTCCGGTCGGTAGGCAGGGAAGTCGGTGTTCACACTGACCACATACAGCCCGTCGCCACGCTTCTGAAGCATCTTGATCTGCGTTTCGCCGCCAACGTTGATGAGGTAGTAGTCGTCACCGTCGAAGTAGTCGCAATTGGTGTCGATCCAGACGATGTCGCCATCCTCGAGCTTGGGCCGCATAGAAGGTCCCCGGCCGGTAATGATCTGGATTCGGCCAGGCCGGGGCAGGTAGCCAAGCTTTCGCCGCACCTCCCATTCGGCAACTTCGATGGTCTTTATGACCTCGGGGTAATCCTGGTTGACCATCCCTGCACCCATTCCCGCACCCCCTTCAAACAAATCGAAGCGAACGTATCCTGCTGGGGTCTCAGCCTCTAAGACCGTCGCGCCACTGCCCGATATGTCTGCCTGCGGCGTGTCCATCCATCCGGATGGAAGCTCAAGGGCGGCTTCGATTGCGCGCGCTGTACCGCCCGACATAACCCTCGGTTTGCCGGTGGCAGCGTTTGGGCTGCGATTAACCCACTGGCTCACTTGAGCTGGGTTCTTGATGCCAGCCGCATCTGCGAACTGGCGCTGTCCACCCTTCTCTGCAATGAGGGATAGGAGGTTCTCGTGGCGGATGTCGTCTATCGGGCGCATTCCGCCATTGAATAGCGAATGGCTATCCAGTCCAATGAGCTTTTGGCTATTGCCAGTCGAATAGCCATAGGCTAATGTTTGGCTTATGGACCTACTCACATATATCTCCGATATGAGCCGCCGCCACGCTCTTGCTGCGGCGTGCGGAACCAGCTCTGAGTACCTGTGGCAGATCGCCACTCGTTGGCGGGGGAAGCGCCCAAGCCCCGCGTTGGCAACCGTGATCGAGCGCGAATCGGCGCGGCTTGGTCCCGAGTCCGTGCCCAAGGAGCCGATGATCTTCGGTGAATCGCGCCAGAGCGCTGTCACGCAGATCAGCACGTTGGCAGACACCCGCATGAGCAAGCGCGCGCTGCGTGCTCGGCTCGGTTTCGCCAACGACAAGCAGCTGGCCACGGTGCTGGGTTTGCCGTTGGCCCAGGTTGAAAGCTGGGAGGAAGAGCGCGCGCTGCCGGCTTTGCCCGAAGTGCTGCGCCTGCTCGGCCACCAGCCGCAGGCCATTGCCGAAGCGCCGCCAGAAGACCCCGACGAAACCCGCATCGTTCCGGTGGAGACCGCCTGAGATGAATTTGATTCCGTCCATGGGAGCCAGTCTGGCGACCGGTACCGGCGATGTCATGAAGCTGGGGAGGCAGTTTCTGCCTTCGCGCCAGCAGGTGATCTATGGCTACACGCACCGTCTGCTCAACGAAACGGCGATGAACGCCAACAGCTTCGCGATGCAGGTTGCGGAGAACTACTTCGCGATGACCGCGCCGCACATGCACGACAAGAAGGCTGTGCCGTTGCGGATGGGGCAGGGCGATGACTTGGCGGACGCGCTCAAAGCCAACGGCCAGGCGCTGCGCCGCTACATGGACGGCACGGTCAAGACGCTGCCGGCTGACCTGGAAGATGCGTGGGTGCTGAGCCTGCCGGAACCGTACCGCAGCGACTGCGAGCGGGATCTGGCTGCGCGTCGCGGCCTGCTACCTATCCGACTGGCGCTGATCGCCGCTGATGCCGACACCGCTGGCATCGGCAATCTGATGACCGAGTTCGGTTCGCTGGTATCGGCGCTGACCCCGGCGACCGCCGACGGCGTCATAGACGAGCGCGACCGGCCGCATGCACGCAGCATCATCGAGAAGTGCAACGACGTAGTGATTGCCGCCTTGACGATTCAGCGCCGTTTCGTGGCGCTGCTGGGTGGCGACAAGTGACCACACCTAACTCCATGTCCACGCGGAAGCGCTACGCCCTGCACGGTTTCACCGAGCAAGAGCTTCGGGGCGAGTTGGATAAGCGCCGCCGCGCTGATGGGAAGCCTCCGTATCAGTGGGACGAGAAGCGCTCGGTCTATCTGACTCGATTGGCCGCCGATCTGCGGGCGACGCTGGCAGAGCTCGAAGCCAATGGCTCGCCGAAAGGCTACGCAGCCTACATCCACGCTACTCGCGTCAACGCGCTGAAAGAGCGGATCGCCAAGCACGAACGCAACGCAGCGTTGGCCAAGGCCGACGAGAAGAAAGCGGAGGCGCGCAAGCGCCCCTAACCGAATCCCGCCCCTCTAACCGTCAGGTAGCTCCTGGCGGGACAGCCGAACTCCTGCACGGTTGAGGGATGCGGGTTTGCAGGAGGCAGTAGGAGCAATGGCAATGAATTACACGAATCGAGCGGGAGGCTGACATGCAGGACGCACGTATTGCGACCGGCCTGTCGTCGCACCCGAAAACCAAGAAGCTGATCCGCGCGCTGGGGCAGGGTGGGGCATGGAACCTGATCTGCCTGATCACCTGGGCCGCTGCCAACCGCAGCGACGGTGATCTATCGGGCATGACGATAGAGGACATCGAGCTTGCTGCCGACTGGCTTGGTGATGAGGGCGCGTTTGTGTCCGAGCTGGTACGGGTGCGCTTCCTTGACCAGGATGGCGAGAACTACGCGCTGCACGATTGGGCAGAGCACAACCCGTGGGCAGCTGGCGCGGAAGCCCGCAGCGAGAAATCAAAGTGGGCAGCGCTGTGCAAGCAGTACGGGCGTCCTGAAGCTGCCCGGATGATGCCCGAGTATGCCAAGCGCATCGGGATCGACTGCCCGCCAGTGCCAGCCGCACTGCCAGAAAGTGCCAGTGGCACGCCACTGGCAGAAACCGGCAGTGCCAAAGACTGCCAAGCGGAGTGCCAGAAAGTGCCAGTGGCAGATTCTGGCAGTGCCCCGTCTCCGTCTCCGTCTCCGTCTCCGTCTCCGTCTCCGTCTCCAGAAGAGCTTAAATCCTCGCTTCGCTCGGATTCGTCATCGGCTGAGCCGAATGACGCCTCCGGTGGTGGTGCGGCTCCGCTGGACGAGAAGGCTCAGAGACTGGCGGAGGTCACCAACGAGGCGATTGCCGCCTGGAACGCCTCGGCGTTGGTGAAGAGCAATGGCGGCTTGCTGGCGGCGGTGAATCCCGCTGTGGGCCGCGACAAGCGCCAGCAGCAGGTCAAACGCTGCGTATCCATCGCACGGGACATTTGCAGGGGGCAGGGGCACACCCGTATTCCGGCTGAGTTCTGGGCCGAGTACTTCGCCGCTGCTGCCAAGGACGAGTTTCACTCCGGCCGGCTCGGTGGCGGGCGTGGCCACGAGAACTGGACGCCTGACTTCGAGTACATAACCCAGCCCAAGACGATGCTGAAGTTATTCGAACGCGAGGAAGCGGCCTGATGTACGACGTAGATCCGAGCGTGGCCCAGTTGCGCCTCCCGCCGCAGAGCATCGCCGCCGAGCAGGCAGTGATCGGAGGCCTTTTGCTGCACCCGGGTTCCTGGCGCAAAGTGGAGGCTTCGCTGGCAGCGGACGATTTCTACCGCCGCGATCACCAGCTGATCTACCGGGCCATTCGAGACATGGTTGAGCGAGGGCGCCCTTTCGACGCCATCACGCTCGGCGAGTCGTTCGAGGCACAAGGCATGTCCGAGCAGGTGGACAGTGGCTACCTGATCCACTTGGCTGCCACCACGCCGTCTGCCGCCAACATTGCGGGCTATGCGCAGGTAGTCAGCGACAAGGCTATTGCTCGCCGGATGATCACCATCGGCACCGAGATTGCTGACGCAGCCTATGGCGTCCATTTCGATCCAGTGGAGGGGATCGCTGCTGCGCAAGTGCTGATGCAGGGATTGGCCCCGAGCCAGACGGACGGACTTGTCCCGGTTACAGACACGCTGCCGGACTGGTTCGATGACCTGCGGTACCGGTTTGAGCTTGGCACCTCGGTTACTGGCGTGCCCACCCCCTGGGCAGACCTGAACGCGGCGACGCACGGGCTGCAGGACGGCGACCTCATCATTCTGGCCGGGCGCCCAAGCATGGGTAAGTCGATTGCTGGCTTGAACATCGCGGACCATGCGGCTCGTGATCGCCACGTCGCTGTCTTCTCTCTGGAAATGAGCAAGAAGCAGATGAACCGTCGCGGTATCTCCGCAGCGGCACGCGTTCCTCATGAGTGGTTGCTGGCGCCAGCGGGCTCGGACGAGTACTGGGCAAAGGTAACCGCAGCAGTGAAGGAGCGCCGCGCGCTGGAGCTCAGCGTAGATGACACCCCGGCGCTGCGGATCTCCCAGTTGATGGCCCGTGCCCGCGCGCTGCATGCCAAGAAGCCGATTCGGCTATTGGTGGTGGACCACATCCATGACTTCAAGATCGACGCAAAGCTGGCCCGGTTCGAGTACGGCGAGATTGCCCAAGGGCTGAAGACCCTGGCGAAGGAGTTCAACTGCCCGGTGCTTGCGTTGGGCCAGCTGAACCGCGCGCTGTCCAACCGCCAGGACAAGCGCCCGAACATGGCCGACCTGCGCGAATCCGGAGAGATCGAGCAAAAGGCCGACATGATCATCTTCATCCACCGCGATGAGTACTACGACAAGAACACCCACATGCGGGGGATCGTGGAGCTGATCCTGGCGAAGGGACGCGACGTGGAGGCAGGGAAATCCATCTTCCTGCGCAATGACTACGCGCACATGGCCCTACGTGATCGAGAGGGTGACTTGCCGGAGCCCCCCGAGCCCGACCGCCCAGCGTCGCGCGCTGGCGGGAAGCCGAAGTTCTTTGGCGGTGGCAGGCGCCAGACGTTCGGAGATCAGGATTGATGGCGATGCAGCACTCCACCGGCACCCCGACTGCAGCCGAGGCCGAGCGCATCGAGTTGGCGAAGGTTGGACCGTGCATGGCCTGCCTGGTTCTCAAGATAGCCGGCTTGCTGGGATCAAGCCGGGTGGTCTACGGCTGCGACTACAACCACGCCAAGAGCGGGAACCGACGTCGCGGGCACTTCTTCGGCTTTGCGCTCTGCGTCTGGCACCACCGCAGGCACCCGATTGAGGGGAAGTCTTTAGCACAGACGCGCGCGATCTACGGCCCGAGCCTGATGGATGGCTCCCGGGTGTTCCACGAGACATACGGCAGCGACGACGACTTGATCGAACAACAGACCCATGTAATTGAACTAAGGAGAGCAGCATGACCGATGTGCGCGAACTGCTGGCAAGGCTAAACCCAACCACGATCCGGATGGACATCGGCACCGGCTCGGGTGGCGGGGCTGCTGCCCTGACGAATATCGACATCGCAGCCGCGCTGGGTATGGTGCCGGCTGGCCTGGGGCGTGACCTGATGGAACTACTGCACGGGCCCGACCCGAGCCGTGCCGACATAGTCAAGGTGATGGGGGGTATCACTCGGATGGCCATGGAAGAACGTAATCGCCGCGCGAGGACTTACTTCGATGCCCGCACCACGTTGGGAATAGCAGATTGCATCGCAAAGTTCGAGCGCGACCAAGGCGAGCAGACTCGCCGCAACCTCGGCGTGTTGAAGGCGCGCGTTGACGTGGCTCACGATAGGTTGTTTCCGGAGAGGCTGGACGAGCGAATGCCGCAGATCGCCGCCGTGGCAATTGGGTACATGAAGGGTGAACGATCTAGCAACCGTCAGCGTGCCATTGCCTTGGGCGTTAGTGAGTCGACCTACCGCGAAGCTTGGTCAGAGGTGGTTGATTGGTTGCTGTCGGAGATGGTCGAGGCTGAGGATCATGCAGCTGAGCGGCTCAGCCAGGTGCTTTATGCGCGCTAGCGATAGGTAGCCGCCGCATCGGTGCTCTACCTCTTTACGCTGGAAGGCATGCTGTCCAGCTTATTTGCCTTCCGACGCTCTCTGGCGTCTTCCTCGGCTTTCAGCTTCGCAAACTCTCGGACGCCCACTGCGATGCTCTTCGGGATATACACATACTTCACGACTTCATCGATGATTTCTGGATAGAGAAAAAACGGTGAGTTCCCAGTTTCGTGATCTGGAGATAGTCGTACCCCCTTACGTAGCGAAGGGCCGAAGAAGAGATTCTTCCATATCAGTCCCGTGCGTCCGGGGTGACTCTTCTGATCGATGATCTTTTCAAGGAAACCGGATGCAATGCAGGTGCCTTTCTCTTTTGCTGCCTTCGCCTTGTGAACGCGATCCAGCTCACGCGACAGGTAGTTTTGCGCAGCGCCGGTGGGGTCATCGATTTCGTAGTCGAGAGGCTGGCAGTACCTTCTAAGCTCCCAAACCGCTAGATCGAGCCGCATCATGTCCAGCGAATCTATTTCGTATGACACTTCGTAGTAGCGGTATTCTGCGCCGTACTCTTCAAGCTTCGTTATGAAGCTCATAGTGGGGCCGCTGAGTTCGAGCTCAAACTTGCCGTGTTGCTTCATCAGCTCGATTCCCTCAAGCACTTTATGCCCCTTGTGTGCGCGTACCCTATTCAGCACGAGGATGCCCTTTATGTACTTCTCAAGGCAGTGCAATGCAGACCATAGGAATGGCTGAGCGAGGCGTGCCCTAAACGCGAGCCTTGCGGAAACATAGTCTTTGTCGGCGGTCTCGCGAAAGCTCCTGATCGCGAAGTCATTGATGAGGATGTGCATCGGATATGGCATAGGAGTTCTCTGAGTTCGCGGGATCAGCGCGCTGCATTAGCGTGCGCGGGTGAAGCTCGCGCACTTTTGAATGTACATTCCTAGTATCGCGAGACCAAGCCCGGCCAAGAGCCGGGCTTTTCATTTAACCCGATCACCACCGACCCGTAAGCTCCTCCGCTCGCCGTGAGGCGATTGGGGCCGGTGTCGCGCGCAAGCGCGCCAGAAACGCCATGACTGGCCTGTGCACCAGGCAGTGGTGGTGATCGGACCTCCTACGCCCGTCCACTCTCACCGGAACAACGACTGAGCCCAGCCGGGCTGCGGTGACGGGCACCTTTCGCCATACACGGGATTCACCCATGAGCAGCAAGCAGGAGCCGCGCGGCGTCCGCAATAACAACCCGGGCAACCTGGACCGCACCGCGACCGTGTGGCGCGGAGAGGACCGCAGCGCTGCAGCACTGGCCAGCGAGAAGCGCTTCTGTGTGTTTGAGACGCCGCAGGCCGGATTCCGCGCGCTGGCCAAGACGCTGCTGACCTACCAGAGCAAACACGGTCTGCGCACTGTGCGGGAGATGATCAATCGTTGGGCGCCGCCGAAGGAAAACGACACTGAGGCGTACATCACCCAAGTGGCTCGGGAGGTTGGTGTTGGCAGCCGCGAGATTGTCAGCTTCACCAAGCAGGTACCGCTGCAGCGCATGGTGACTGCCATTGCCCGACACGAGAACGGCGGTCTGTTCTGGGAAGAGGCGGTGATCGAGGCTGGCGTGCGCCAGGCCTTGGCCTGATGGACGGTGATCCGAGCACGGCTCCTTGGTGGGCTGCAGGCGGTGCGTTCGCGTTGTGGGTGGTTCGCGAAATCTGGGGGGCGGTCGTTTCCCGGAAGAAGGAGCGCACCGAGACCGATGCAAACGTTGCCTTGGTCAGTGGGCTGACGTCACGGGTTGAGGCGCTGGAGGCAGCGCAACAGCGAATGAGTGGCCAGCTTGCCGAGGAGATGAAGCTCCGCATGGCAGCCCAGGAGGAGGCGCACCGGTTGCGGCTCCGTGTGCTGACGTTGGAATCCGCGATGCGCTCGGTGGGGGCGGTGATCCCGCCCGAGCCGCCGTGATTTACCTACTGGGTGGCGTGATTGCCGGGCTCGCGGTCGCTGCGCTGACGTACTGGAACGGCGAGATTGGAATGTACCCATGACAGCCCTTGTGGGCGTGGAGGTTTGAGTGAAGCCCGAGGTTCGATCCGAGCGGAAGAATGTGACCGTCCACAAGGCGGTGTTTCATGAGAAAGACCTACACGACCTGGTTACGCAGGCTGTTGGGCTCAGCGTCGGGGTGCCTTGGCGCGTGCCGTGGGTTCACATCCATATCTATTCCTCGACCCACCAAGACGGAAGCTTGGGCACGCATAAGCCATGCGTGCATATCGAGTTGACCGTTGACCATGACAAGGAGCCGGCCAAGATGCCGCCGGATCTGGTCGAAGTGGGGGACGAATGAAGCGCGACCGCATCCTCGCAGCAGCGGAGCGCCCGGGCTATGACGCTCTCTGGGGCTGGTTCGGGCTGAGCTATGCATCCTGGCTCCCACTGCCGCGTGTGCTGATGCACGAGATGCCGGACGACTGGCAGGCCCGCATGGCTGATCTGCTGCAGGAGTTCGATGCGACGTTCAAGAACGTCCCGCGATACGGCGTGCAGATCCAGCTGAAGCAGAACGGGCGGTTCGTGCAAATGCCGGAATGGATTAGCTACCGCCACCCGGACAGGGCGACCATCGAGGGCTTCAAATGACCAGGGCGCACATTTTTGCGGGCCTGCTGCTGTTCCTCGCCGGCTTTCTGTTCGGCCGCGAGTGGCGGGATCGCAGTGCAGACATCGCCGCCGGCAAGCAGGAAGTGAAGCAGCTCACCAGCCAGGTGCAGGCAGAGCAGGGCGCTCGCGCGCTGGAGCAGACCAAGGGCCAGGATCTGGCCAAGATCGGAGCGAAGCATGAAGAAGACCGGGAAGCGGCCGAGGCCGTCCCTGCTGCTGTTGTTGCTGACTTGCGTGCTGGCAATGTCCGCTTGCGCCGGCAGTGGGCAGCGTGTGAAACCAACCGCGTGTCCGAATCCGCAGCCAGCGTCGCCGAACGTGATGCGCTCGCCGAACTACGAAGGAAGGATCAGGGCGATCTTGTTCGAGTCGGACGCGACGCCGACGACCACGTCCGTGCCTGCCAAGCCACCGTGATAGCGGACAGGTCGCAATGAGGCGCGGCAAGAGCGGCGGTCATCTGGCGCTGGGTCGGCTAAAAACCGGTCAGCTCAACAAGACGGAGCAAGCGTATGCAGACCGGTTGCGCGCTCTGGAGCAGGCCGGGCAGATCCTCTGGCACAAGTTCGAGGGCATCAAGCTGCGGCTGGCTGACAACACGTTCTGTACCCCGGACTTCGCGGTGCTTGCCGCCGATGGCGTGATGGAGCTGCACGAAGTCAAAGGGTTCTGGCAAGACGACGCCAGGGCAAAGATCAAGATCGCGGCGGCCATGTTTCCGTTCCGGTTCTTCGCCGTGAAGGTGAAGGCCAAGCGGGATGGTGGTGGCTGGGATGTAGAGGAGTTCTGACGTTGCGACAGCGAGGCGGAACGCAGTTCAAGCACCTCTATGGCACTGCAAGGTGGAAGCGCGTGCGCAGGACTCAGTTGGACCGAGAGCCGCTGTGCAGCCTGTGTGCCAAGCGTGGCCGCGTGACTGAGGCGACCGTGTGCAACCACACCCATGGACACCCAGACGGCGAGACGGAAGAGCAGTTCTGGTCGGGTCCATTCGATAGCCAGTGCAACGATTGTCACAACGGTGATACGGCTCGCATCGAGCGCGGAGCAACGCAGCTCAAGGGGTGCGATGACGATGGTTGGCCGATAGCTGCGCCCGAGTCGTGGAACCAGAGCGGTGGCACCTTCGGGAAGGAAGCTGCTCCACGGTGAGAGAACCGCAAGTAGAGCGTACGGAGGGGGTGTCAAAAGTATGGGGTGAATCGACCCTACACCGACTGTCAACCTTTCTTCGCGCATCCACAGTTGGAAAGACGACCCCCCAGAGGGGTGAGAAATGGCAAATCCAAGGACACCGGCTGCAAAAGCTGCAGTCTCTGGCGCGGCGGCCAAGAACCCGAAACGGCACAAGGACCGCAAGGCGCCGAAGAAGGCAAAAGCAATCGGTCCTCCCTACAAGGGGATGACGAAACCGCAGATCGCAGTCTGGAAGGAGCAGGCCGAGAACATGCCGTGGCTGCATGCCGGGCACCGGTTGCTGCTGCGCCAGGTGTGCATCTTGGCCGCCCGTATGGAAACCGATCCGGAGATGGGTGTCTCCGCATTGCAGGCGCTTGGCTCACTTCTGTCGAAGCTGGGGGCAACGCCAGTGGACGAGACGAAAGTGAATCATGGCGACAGCGAGGAAGAAGACCCGGACGAGCAGTTCTTCGGCCGACCGCACTAGCGCGTATGCGCATGCGGTGGTGGCTGGCGAGATTGTGGCTGGGCCGCATGTGCGGAATGCATGTCGGCGGCACCTGAAGGACCTGGAGGATGGTCACGAGCGCGAGTTGCATTTCGACCAAGCTGCGGCGGAGCGAGCCTTTGGCTACTTCGAAGGCGTGCTCAAGCTGAGTGAGGGGCAGTTCGAGGGCCTGGCGTTCCGGCTTCACCCGTCGCAGGCTTTCATTCTCGGCTCGCTGTTCGGCTGGAAGAAGCCTGATGGCAGGCGGCGATTCCGGCGCGCCTACATCGAGATGGGCAAGGGTAACGGCAAGTCGCCCATGGCCGGTGGGCTTGGCCTGTACGGCATGACCGCAGACGGCGAGGCGGGAGCGCAGATTTACGCCGCGGCGGCAAAGCGTGACCAGGCCGGCATCCTGTTCGCGGACGCGGTGAAGATGGTCAAGCAGTCGCCGGCACTGGCCAAGCGGCTGGAGTTCAGTGGCGGCCCTGGGCGGGAGTACAACATCGCTCACCACGCCAGTGGGAGCTTCTTTCGTCCGGTGTCGCGGGATACGGGCAAGACCGGCTCCGGCCCTCGTCCGTACTTCGTGCTGGCTGACGAGGTCCACGAGCTGCCTGACCGCAAGATCATCGAAATGCTGGAGCGCGGCTTCAAGTTCCGCCGCGAGCCGATGCTGTTCATGATCACCAACTCTGGCAGCGACCGGAACAGTGTGGCCTGGGAGGAGCACGAGCATGCAGTGAAGGTTGCCGCCGGCCACACCGAGGCGGTCAACGATCCAACGTTTATCGGCGAGCCGCTGGACGACACGACTTTCAGCTACGTCTGCGCTCTGGATGATGGGGATGACCCACTGGAAGACCCGGGGTGCTGGGGCAAGGCCAATCCGCTGCTGGGAGTGACGATCACCGAGGAATATCTGTCCGAGGTGGTCGCCCAAGCCAAGGCAATCCCGGGTTCCTTGAACGGCATCCTGCGGCTGCACTTCTGCATCTGGACGGATGCGGAAACGGCGTGGATGGCGCGGGCGACGCTGGAGCCGGCGCTGGAAGACTTCGATGTCCAGCAGCACCACGGCAAGCGCATTTATACCGGCTTGGATCTGTCACAGATCCGGGACATTACCGCGATGGCTGCGGTGGTTGAGACGGGATCGGTAGAGGTTGAGGTTGTTGTAGAGGGCGAGCGGAAGATCGTCCGCAAGCCGACGTATGACGCATGGATCGAGGCTTGGACGCCGGGCGACACCATCGCCGCGCGAACGCTGCGGGACAAGCTTCCCTATGACGTTTGGGCCAAGGCCGGCCATATCCACGCGCCAGCGGGGCAGTCGATCAACTTCCGGCATGTGGCGCAGACGCTGGCCGAGTACGACCACGACTACGACATTGGGCTGGTGGCGTACGACCGGTATGCCTTCCGCAAATTCGAGCAGGAAGTCAGCGATCTCGGCATTGCGCTGCCATTTGCAGAGCATCCGCAGGGCGGTTTGCGGAAGGGAAAGCCGCTGGTAGAGGGGGGCGAGGGGCTATGGATGCCCGGCTCGCTGCGACTGCTGGAAGAGGCGCTGCTGGAAGGACGCATCCGGCTGCTGCGGAACCCGGTGCTGGTGTCCGCACTGATGAGCGCCGTGATCGAGGGCGACAAGTGGGGCAATCAGTGGCTCGACAAGAACAGGTCCATCAACAAGATCGACGCCGCCGTCGCGCTGTGCATGGCCATTGGCGCGGCCAATGCTGGCGGCAAGGCTGAGTCCGTGTACGAAAAGCGCGGCATCCGATTTCTATAAGGAAACCCATGTCCAGGTTCAACGAGGCTTCAATCAAATCGCTGGACCGGATCTGGCAAGGTGAGGCGGGGAACCCGTCTCCGCAGGCCAGTGCAGGCAGTCTGCAGTTCAGCGGGATGGATGATCCCCGCCTACTGGAGTTCATCCGCGGCGGTGGATCTGGCGGTGCTGGCGGTTACCAGCTGCGCAACATGGCGGTGCTGCGCTGCGTGTCGCTGATCTGCGGCACCGTGGGCATGCTGCCGATCAACCTGATCGAGGCCGGCCCCGAGAAGCGCATCGCGAAGGAGCACCCGGCGCATCGGCTTCTGAAGATCAAGCCCAACGGGTGGCAGACACCGCTGGAGTTCAAGCGGCAGATGATGCTGTCGCAGCTACGCCACGGTGATGCCTACGCCCGCATCGTGTGGTCCGCTGGCAGGCCCATCCATCTGATTCCGCTGGACAGCGGAGCGATGCGCGCAGAGCTGGGCGATGACTGGAAGATGGTCTATCGCTACAACACGCAGAAGCGCGGCGAGATTGTGCTTCGCCAGGAGGACGTGTTCCACCTGCGCGACCTGTCGGTAACTGGCGTGACCAGCCTGTCCCGTATGAAGCTGGCAGACCGGGCAATTCGCTTGGCGCTGGACGCTGAGAAGGCAGCAAGCCGCATCTTCGAGACGGGCAACATGGCCGGCGGCGCCATCGAAGTACCTACCGCGCTGAGCGAGCAAGCCTACGACCGGATGCGCGAATCGCTGGACACTGGCTTCTCAGGAGAGAACAGCGCCCGACGCTTCATGCTTTTGGAAGAGGGCGGAAAGGCCAACGTCTTCGGCAGTACCGCGCAGGAAGCCCAGCACATCGAGAATCGCAATGCCCAGGTCGAGGAAGTGGCCCGGCTTTTCGGTGTGCCGCGCCCGCTGCTGATGATGGACGACACCAGTTGGGGCTCGGGCATCGAGCAACTTGGAATCTTCTTCCTGCAGTACACGATGCTGGAGCACTTCACGAACTGGGAGCAGGCCGCGGCCCGCTCGCTGCTGTCGGAGGGCGAGCTGGAGAAGTACCAGCCCAAGTTCAACGAGCGCGCCCTGATGCGCGGCACCCTCAAAGATCAGGCGGACTTCTTCGCCAAGGCACTTGGCGCAGGCGGACACGCGCCATGGCACAGCCAGAACGAAGTGCGTGACCTGCTCGACTACCCCGAATCCGACCAGCCCGGTACCAACGAGCTGCGCAACCCGATGACCCAGAAAGGAAAGAGCGATGAGCCTCCGGCAGCTGCCTGAAATCCGCGCTGAGCGCCGCTTGGGTGCGGCCCAGTTCGACATGCGACCCGACGCGCTGGAGCGCTGGGAGCCGGAAGTCCGTGCTGCCGGCAACGATGCCAACAGCATCTCCATCTACGATTCTATCGGCGAGAATTGGGAGGGCACCGGCGTCACTGCCAAACGGATCAGCGCCGCCCTCCGCTCCATCGGTGAGAAGGACGTAGTCGTCAACATCAACTCCCCCGGCGGCGACTTCTTCGAGGGCGTGGCGATTTACAACCTGCTGCGCGAGCACCGGGGACGCGTGACGGTTCAGGTGATGGGGCTCGCTGCATCCGCTGCATCTGTGATTGCCATGGCTGGTGATGAAATTCTGATGGGCGACGGCTCGTTCCTGATGATTCACAACGCTTGGGCGGTGGCAGTCGGCAACCGGCACGACATGGCAGACGCCGCGAAGCTGTTGGAGCCATTCGATGCTGCTATGGCCAGCGTCTACGCCGCGCGCGCCGACATCACGGCGGACGAAGCGGCCCGGATGATGGACGATGAGACATGGATTGGCGCCGCCCAGGCAGTGGATGACGGCTTTGCCGATGGCCTGCTGGATGGCGCTGCTGCCACGAAGGACGCCAAACAAACTGGCGGACGCAAGGCGTTGGCGTTGGTAGAGGCTGCCCTGGCAAAGGCCGGGCATTCTCGATCCATGCGCCGCGATACCTTGAAATCTCTTTTCTCTGGCAAGCCGTGCGCTGCCGAACCTGCCACGCCGAGCGCTGGCGACACCGAAACGGCAGTCCTGTTGCAGGGTCTGCTCAACAACATCAAAGCCTAAGCGAGGCAAACCAATGAACATCAATACTCATGGCCGCATTCCGCGCGGCCTCGTTACCGTGCGCGCCGAAGGTGAAAACACCCCGGACGTGAAAGCACTGGTCACTGCTCTGAACAAGGCTTTTGCCGACTTCAAAGACGAACACAACCAGCAGCTGGAGGAGGTCAAGAAGGGCAATGCCGACGCCCTGCAGGCCCTGAAGGTGGACAACATCAACGCCGAGATCGGCCGGCTGCAAAAAGCGGTTGATGACGCCAATCTTCAGATTGCGGCGGCACAGATGGGGGGCGGCGCAGGCGGCAACCAGTTGAAGGATGCCGAGTACTCGGATGCCTTCCGCGCCAACTTCCGGAAGGGCGAAGTGCAGGCAGCCCTGAATAAGGGTGCTGCCGACGAAGGCGGCTATCTGGCGCCGGTTGAATGGGACCGCACCATCACCGATCGACTGGTGATCCTGTCCGACATGCGCCAGTTGGCAACGGTGCAGCCCTGTTCGGGCGCCGGTCTGACCAAGCTGTTCAACATGGGCGGCACGTCCTCGGGCTGGGTGGGTGAAACCGCCGCACGTCCGGCGACCAACACCGGTACGTTCGCTTCGCTGGGCTTCGGCTGGGGCGAGATCTACGCCAACCCGGCGGCTACCCAACAGATCCTCGATGACGCCGAGATCGACCTGGAATCGTGGCTGGCTGGCGAAGTCGAGCTGGAGTTCGCCAAGCAGGAGGGCGCGGCCTTCTTCGCGGGCGATGGCGCCAACAAGCCGTTCGGCATCCTGACGTACGTCACCGGTGGCGCGAACGCGGCCAAGCACCCGTTCGGTGCGATCAAGACCGTGGACAGCGGCGCGGCCGCGGCGATCACTTCGGACGGCATCATCGACCTGATCTACGACCTGCCGTCGGCCTACACGGCGAATGCGAGGTTCACGATGAACCGTAAGACCCAGGGCGTCATCCGCAAGCTGAAGGATGGCGATGGCAACTACCTGTGGCAGCCGTCCTACGTCGCGGGTCAGCCGGCAACGTTGGCTGGCTTCCCGGTCTCGGAAGTGGCGGCGATCCCGGACGTGGCCGCCAACGCTGTTGCGGCGCTGTTTGGCGACTTCAAGCAGACCTACACGGTGTTCGACCGCGTTGGCGTCCGGGTGTTGCGTGATCCGTACACCAACAAGCCCTACGTGCAGTTCTACACGACCAAGCGTGTGGGCGGCGGTGTGCACAACCCCGAGCCGATGCGTGCCCTGAAGGTCGGCGCCACTCCGTAACCCAATGGAGGGCGGCCATCCGGTTGCCCTCCCTCTATGCGAGGAAGTGAGATGGCAAAGCTGACCAAGCCGTTCCGGGGCGTCCCGAACGGAGAGATTTACCCCGTCGAGTACGAGGCCGGCGATGATTGCCCGGCCGAGCTGGAAGCCGGCGCAATTGCGCTTGGCGCCCTGACCGAAGGGAAGAAGGCACCCAGCAAGGATGAAGAAGCTTCGCAGAAGCAGGAGCTGATCACCCAGTTGGAAACAGCGGGCATCACCTTCGATAAGCGCTGGGGGAATGAAAAGCTGGCTGCGGCCCTGGCCGAAGGGAAGAAGGAGTAATCCATGCCGTTGCTGACCATCGAGCAGTGCCGCCGGCAGTGCCGGGTGGACGGCGATTACGATGATGTAATTCTTGACGACCTCCTGGCCTCCGCAGAAGATGCTGCGGGGGCCTTCCTCAATCGCATGATCTTTGCTGACCAGAACGCGCTGGATGCGTCATGGAGTGCGTTGCCGGATGCGGCGGCAGCCAGTGCCCTGGCTCACGCAGAGGCTTTGGTTGCCGCAGCAGCGGAAGCAGACCCCACAAAGGCGAAGGCGCTGGTCGCTGTCGCCGATGAGCGCTTGGCCGCGCATTCCCATGATCAGGAAATGATGCTGTCCGGGGTTGTCGCCAACGGCAGCATTCTGGCGGCTATCCGTCTCACGCTGGGGCATCTGTATGCCAATCGCGAGGAAGTGGTCATCGGAGCAACCGCGGCCGAGTTGCCGATGGGCGCCAAAGCACTCTTGCGGCCCTATCGAAAGGTGATGGGGCCATGAGGGCGGGCGAACTCAACCGGCGAGTGACCATCGAAGCTCCCGGCGAGACACAGGATGAAGCGGGCCAGCCCATTGCAGGCTGGGTGAAGGTGGATGACCTCTGGGCCGGAATAGCCAATGAGACGGGACTGGGCGTAATCCGGTCCAGCCTTCAGGGCGGCGTGCCAACTTCAATCGCCCGCTACAGTTTCATGGTGCGATTTGAGGCCATTCGGAGGCTTGAAATCAATCCGGGGATGCGGATTGTCCACGACGGTCTTGTGTTCGACATCAAAGGTGTCACGCGCGACCTAAAAGACCGAACTAAGGCCTTCATCATCACCGAGCAGGGTGGGAATTCCGGATGAGCATCAAGGCAAGCGTGGATTTCAAGGACGCCCTGGCCGGACTGGATGTGTTGAAGGAAGTCCGGCACCAGCTGGCACGTTCGATGGCCGTAGCGGGCGGCAAGGTGCTGCGGGATGAAGCGAAGGCAAGAGCGCCGGTTGGAACGGATGACGGGGGCAGCAAGAAACCCGGCGGCCTTCAGGGGGCGATCTACCTGGCCTACAAGGACAAGGAGTCAACGGAGACGAGGGAGGTCTATGCCGTCAGCTGGAACGCAAAGAAGGCGCCTCACGGGCACCTGGTTGAATTCGGCCACTGGCAAACCCACGCGCGCTACAAGGGAAAGGATGGCAACTGGTACACGGGCGCAGAGCTCGCCGCACCGAAATGGGTGCCGGCCAATCCGTTCCTGCGTCCGGCGATGGATGGGAGCATGTCGCGGGCAAGAGAGGCCATGATTGAGCGAGGCCGCGTGAGGTTGCCGGAGTTGCTGGCCGGAAGGAGTGGCGACGATGGGCTATGAGGCGACGTTGTCGGCCCTGATTCGTCCATTGGTCGGCAATCGGTTTTACCCGGACGTTCCACCGGACGTTCCCACTTTCCCCTGCGGCGTCTATCAGCAGGTCGGCGGGCAATCGCTGTGGTTCGGCGAACGCAAGATGCCTGATCACAAGCACGCACGGTTGCAGATCACTATCTGGGCGGTAACTCGGCTGGAAGCCAACACACTGATACGTCAGGTCGAAGGCGAAATCTGCACCAATCTGCCCAACTCCGAGCCCTACGGCGCGGCGGTGTGCGGCTACGAAGACGCGATCAAGAAGTACAGCGCAAGACTCGACATCGGGTTCTGGTACCCGGACCCATGAGCAACCCCAACACCCGGCACTCGCCGGGTTTTTTATTGACCCAGCGAGGTAATCAAGAATGGCTCTCAAGCTCCCCAAGGGAACGCAGTTTGGCTTTGCTCCCGTCATTGCCGCCAAGATTCCGGCCACTGGCTTTTCCAAGGCTGATCCAGCGCTCGCCAGCGTTGCGGCCGGCACGGTAAGTGTTGGCGAAGTGGTTCTGATCGGTGCCCCGGGCTGGCCGATGCTCAACAACCGCGTCGCAGAGGCGGGCGCTGAATCCGCTGGCGCCGTGGAGCTGCTGGGCGTCGACACCACTGACGCCACGCTCTACCCGGGCATCAGTGGTGCGGGTAGCGTCCAGATCGCAGGCGACTTCATCGACTTCACCCAGCAGGGTGATGCGTCCACCTCGGGCGGTGATCAGCAGTACTGGTCCGGCACGCTGCTGGAAGACCCGACTGGTCGGCAGATCCAGATCCCTACCACCAAGAACGCCAAAACCCTGACCTTGCCGCTGTATTTCGACCCGGCCTTGCCCTGGTACAAAGCTGCAAAAGCGGTGGATGCGAAAGGCGAGCCGGTCATCTTGCGTGGCAAGTTGCCGGGCGGTGATTGCATCTACTGGTACGGCTACATGTCCTTCGATGGCGACCCCTCAATCACCTCGAACACGCCGATGGGCAACACCATGACCTTCACGGCGCTCAGCGATTCGACGCTGGTGGAGGCCATCTGATGTTCAAGGTGAAAGCACCCGAGACATTTGACGCAACCTTGACCATTACCGGCCAGGGCCGCGAGCAGAAGCTGAAGCTTACCTATCGACACATGCTGAAGGACGAGTACAAGGCGCTCGTTGAAAAGCTGGCGGCGGGCGAGATCACGCCGACGCAGGCCATTCTCGATATGGTCACCTCGTGGGAGGCTGACGTGGAGCTGGACAGTGCCGGCGTCGATCTGGCCCTGCAGCATCAGATCGGCTTGGACACGGCCATCATCCACGGGTACGCCCAGGCAGTGCAGGTCACCCGCAAGGGAAACTGACAGAGGCGGTGGGGGCGATGTACTGGCGCGCCCCCACCGAGGCCGAGCTTGCAGGATCAGGCCTCAAGGCCAAGCACTTCCAGCCGCCCGAGGTGGACCTGTGGCCGGAGTGCGCCTTGCCTATCGAGATTTACAGTAGGGTCGCTACCCAGTGGCGCGTTGGTGCCGGTGGCCCGGTTGGGCTCGACTACGGTGTCGTCTTTTATGAGATGGACCGGGAGGGCCTTGAGGGTGAAAAGCGGGACGAGGTGATGGCTGGCATCAGAGTGATCGAAGCGGCGGCCCTCGCGGAGTTCGCCTCGTCCAGCGAGAAGTAGGTTTGCTACCATCGACCCACTTCCAACAGGGGTGGGGGAAACGGATGGCAGGCGATAGATTTTTGGTCGTTGACGTGGAGACGGCGAACTCCGACTCAGGCTCTATATGCCAGATCGGCGTTGTCGAGGTGGCAGGGGCTGAGATCGTATGGGAAATGGTGTCTTTGATTGACCCGGAGGACGATTTCGACTGGTTCAACATCAGCCTGCATGGCATTGAGCCGGCACATGTCGTTGGGCAGCCGAAGATGCACGAGGTCTGGAACGAGCTCGGACCGCGCTTTAGATCCCTCCCCGTGTTCTCCTACACGTGGTTTGATCGCGCCGCCGTACACGGCGCGCTCGGCAAGCGTGGAATTGTTGAACCCGATCTGGATTGGCGCGACGCGACGATGATCGTTCGCCGAACTTGGGTGGATGTTGCGCACGGTGGGTACAAGCTTAAGAACGTCGCCCGTAAGCTCGGCATAGAGATGGATCGGCATCACGACGCACTGTCTGACGCGAAGGCTGCGGCGCGAATACTGCTGACGGCCTTTGTTGAAAGCGGAGTGTCCCTCCATGATTGGGTAAGCAAGGTCCGGGTGCCAATTACGCCCAATGCCAAGGCTGCTGACGTTCTGGCAAGAATTGGACAGGATGCCGTGCCTTGTGATGGCCCACTTAGTGGCGAAAACATCACATTCACAGGCGAGTTGGTATTCCCAAGGCGTAACGCGATGGAACGGGCGTATCGCGCGGGAGCCCTTGTCGGAGACTCAGTGACCAAAAAGACCACGGTCCTAGTTGTCGGTCGTCAGGATATGCAGAAGACGCACGGCGTGGAAAAGAGCAGTAAGCATCTGAAGGCCGAAAAGCTGATATCGGAAGGGCAGGACATTGAAATATTGACTGAAGACAACTTCTACGCGCTTGTCGGAGATCGACCCTAATGGCACTGATCAAATGCAAGGAATGCGGGAAGGAAGTCAGCGATAAGGCAGCTGCGTGTATCGGCTGCGGAGCCCCGATCGTTGGTGCTGCGGAAACACCCATGCCGGTGCCGGAGCGAGCGAGTGGGGTCACTAGGCAAAATCAGCCGACAGCAACTCGAAATCAGTGGGTTATCATCGGGATTATCGTGGCTGTCGCGCTGGCCGTGACCATAATTGCAGTTCCCAAGTTCGCGACGTACGTGAGGGACAGGCCCGCGCACGTAGATGATTCGCCCCAAGCGCAGCAAGAGCGTTCTCGTCGCGGCATTCAATACTGTGAAGCCAGATACAAGGAAATGAACGCTGATCGGAAGTACGAGCCGGACATGCTCCGCTTCCACGCAGCTACATGCGAGAAAATGCGAGCCGACTATCGCGCTAAGTATGGGCGTAAACCATAGGCGCGATATGAAGCCAAATACGAACCCGCCTAACGGCGGGTTTTTTATTGCCCAAGGGAAAGTCATGACCGACACCGCAATCGGTACAGCGCGCATCGAGATCGCTGTAGATACCTCGCAGTTCGACTCGGCCATCACTGCTGCAAAGCGCTCGGTGGCGGATATGTCGACCTCGGCGCAGCAGCAGTATCAGCAGCTGGCGGGTGCCGAGAAGCGCCGCATCGATACCATGATCAAGCAGGCTGACATTGTTGGCATGAATAAGGCTGAGCAGATCGCGTACTCGGCGGCTCTGCGTACCAGCGGCCCCTTGCTGGACGAAATTACAAAGAAGCTTGCCAGGAATCAGACAGCAGCACAGGGCGCTACAACTGAGCTGAATAAGTATGGAGTGAGCCTGAAGCAGCAGCAGGCAGCGATGCGTGGCGTTCCGGCGCAGATGACTGACATTTTCGTCAGCCTGCAAGGCGGCCAGAATCCTATGACCGTGTTGCTCCAGCAGGGCGGTCAGCTGAAGGATATGTTTGGCGGCATTGTTCCTGCAACGCAGGCGCTTGGCGCTCAACTGGTGGCGCTGATCAACCCCGCCACCATTGCGGCAGGCGCCCTTGGTGCGATTGCGTATGCTGGCACGGAATACATGCGTGATGAGGCCGCGTTTGCGGCGGCGCTCCGCAACACGGGCGACTATGCTGGGGTGGCTGGCGGGCAGTTTGAAGGCCTGGTTCAGCAGCTCAACGCATTGGAAGGTGTGTCGCGTGGGGGCGCAACGGAGGCCCTGACTAAGGTGGCTGCAACCGGGCGCTTCGCTGGAGAGCAGTTCGATATTGTTGCCAAGTCAGCCGCTTCAATGGAGGCCAATGCCGGACAGGCCATTGATACCACTGTCGGCAAGTTCGAGGAAATCGCCAAAGCTCCGGTGGACGCGCTGCTGAAGCTCAACGAGACCGAGCACTTTCTTACAAAAGCTCAACTTGAGCGCGTCGTTGCCTTGGAGGACGAGGGGCTAAAGACCGAGGCAGTAGCAGAAGCTACACGTATCTATGGGGATCACCTCGCAGAGTTAACCGGCAAGAGCCGCGAGGCCATGTCTGTTGTGTCAATGTGGTGGCAGCAGGTCAAAGATGACACATCCAATGCCATCGGCGAGGTGGGCCGCTACATCAACCTGCTCGACCAAGTCGCAGCTAAGCGCGTCGGCCTTGATCGCGGAACGGTGTCAAATACAGCATCTATCTTCACGCCTATTGCTGGGCAAATGAAGATGGCAGGCGCGTTGCTGGGCGCAGCCAATGATTGGGCAACCGACATTTGGGACCTAGACGGAATGCCCAAATTGGGGTCTTCGTTTCAGGATGTGACCGGGCGGCAGCTTGGTGCAGGCGAGATCGTAGATTCCGCTTCTGCCAAGAAGGCCCGCGAAGATCGCAAGAAGGCAGACGACGAGTGGAACCGCTGGCAGGACCAGAACCTGAGCAAGCGGGACAAGCAGCTGGCTGAGGAAAAGCGGATTCAGGCGGCGGGCGACACGCTGGGCAAGAAACAGAGCGAGATTGATGCTCAGATCGCGGCCTCTCGCCAGAGGTTCAGCGAGTCGGCCAAGAAGGCAGGTAGCAAGGCCGACGACCCGACAATCGCACTTGCCAGGCGCATCCAGCAGCAGATCTCGCTGAACACGGAGCAGCTGCAGAGCGAGGCCAAGCTCACGACCAGTCAGCGGCTACGCATCCAGGTGGAGCATGACTTGTTGAACCTTGGCAGTAAGGCTAGTCCTGAGCGCCGCGCTGTATTGAACGCAATGCTGAAGGAGCTGGACGCCAGCGGAAAGCTGGCAACGGCGCATGAGCGAGAGATCAAGGCCAAGGAACAGTTGTCCCGGCTCAACGCGCAGATTGCAGTCAGCGAGGAGAACCGGCTTCGCTCGAATGCGCTCGATCTGATGGGCTATGGCCGTGGTGGCGACGCTGTGGACATGCTGCGTCGGCAGCTGGACATTCACCGTGAGTACGAAGACGAGCTGAAGCGGCTCAGGGATCGCGGTGTTGCAGAGGATTCTGCCGAGTGGAGCGAGCAGGAGGCTGCTCTTCGGGCGAGCCGTGAGCGCATGCTGGAGGTGGAGCGGGGCTTCCAAAGCCAGCGCCTAGCCTTGATGGCTGACTGGCGCGTGGGGGCGAATGCTGCGCTTGAGGACTATCTGGCGTCTGCGGCCGACGTTGCCAGCCAGTCGCGCGACCTGTTCTCCAATGCCTTCAGCGGTGCTGAGGATGCCATTGTCGAGTTTGTGAAGACCAGCAAGCTGTCGTTCTCCGACCTCGCCGACTCAATCATCTCCGACCTTGCCCGCATCGCGGCAAAGCAGATGATCACCGGCCTGTTCGGCAACATGATGTCGGGCTTGTTCGGCAAGGGGAGTTCCGCGCCAAGCGCCTCCTTTGCGTCAGGCTTTGGCAACAACACAAGTTGGCTGACTGGCGGGCCAACCCCACATGCGAAGGGCGGCGTCTACGACTCCCCAAGCCTGTCGGCCTATTCCGGCGGCGTCTACAGCAGCCCGCAGCTCTTCGCGTTCGCCAAGGGTGCCGGAGTGTTTGGCGAGGCCGGCCCGGAGGCAATCATGCCGCTACGACGCGGGGCTGATGGACGGCTAGGTGTTGCCGCTACTGGGGCTGGTTCAGGCGCGATCGAGGTAACGATCAACGTCCACGGGGTTCAGGGAGAGGCTAAGGCGAGCGCTCGCCGAAACGAGTCAGGCGGCCTGGAGATTGACGTCATGCTCAAGCAAGTGGAGGGTGCCGTGGCCGATAACATCTCGCGCGGCGGAAGCATCCTCACGTCGATCAAGTCCCGTCTCGACGTTCAGGAGCGCACGTAATGGCCGAGTTCCCAACCTACGCCAATATCTTGACCGATGGCTTCACCGAGTCGTTCGACCCCGCAGTCGAGCGCACGGATATGGAGCGCGGGGTTCCTAAGCAGCGCCTGATCAACAGTCAGGTGCTGGTGAAGCTCAGTGCGACCGTGTTCTTCAGGTCATCGGATGATGTTGCTGCATTCGAGTCGTGGTACTTCGACACCCTCAAGCGCATCGGCTGGTTTCAGATGAAGCACCCGAGAACAGGGGCGGCGATCACGGCCCGCTTTGAGGGCGGGAGCATCGGCAGCCTGTCCCCGCTCGGTCCCAAGTTCTACATAGCCAGCCGCAACGTCGTGATGGAGTATCTGCGATGACTGATTTCCTCGAGCGCCGTCAGCGCGTCACCGACACAGCCGGCACTCTCCTGTTCCTGGAAGTCTCCGCGCCGTCATTCGCCGAGACGCTTCGTATCGTCAATGACACGCGGGACTGGACCAGCAACGGAGTGCTGTACATCGGTGTGCCGTTCGGCTTCAAGCTGCCGGATGACGTTGCGGGGCAGACGCCGCGCGCCGTGCTCACCTTGGACAACATCGGACGAGGGATCACAGATGACCTGGAGTCCTTGGGGCCGCAGGACGTGGTCACGGCGAAGCTGAAGATCAGCGACCGCGCGGACCCCAATGTGATCGAGCGCGTCTACATCCTGCCGATGACGCAGGTATCGGTGAACACGAAGACGGCCACCGCCCAGTGCGGCTATGACTCGCTGATGCGGCAGCAGGCTGTGCGGCTGCGCTACAACCCGTTCACCGCACCGGGGGCGTTCTGATGCGCCCTGCTGACGTTGAGCGATTCACGCTCATTCCCTACGACGAAGCGACTTTCGACTGCGCCGACCTTGTGGCCCTTGTGCAGCGGGAGCTGTTCGGGCGCGAGATCCAGATGCCCGGCCGCCGCCCGCGCGGTGCTGAGGGGCAGGCAGCCATTGGAGATCTGTCGAGGCCATACGCCCGACGAACGGAAGCGCCACAGGACGGGGATCTAGTCCTGATGATCGAACACGGGCACAAACGCCCCGGTCATGCCGGGGTTTTCTTTTACCTGGCTCACGAACAGTGGGTCTTGCATGCGAACGAGAAGACCGGCTGCAGCATCCTGCACCGCGTCCGCGACTTGCCCGACTTCGGGCTGCGAATCGAAGGGACATACACATGGGTCTGATCGAACTGCCGCGCGCCGAGCCTGGCCAGCTGATCGTCACTCCGCACCCGTTGCTGCTGGATGGCCAACGCAACGTGGTGTGGGAGGCGCGGCCGGGCGAGAGCCTGTACGCCCTGCTGATGCGCAACATGCCGGAGCTCGATGTACAGCCATGGGCCGTGTCCATCGGTGGTCTGCCGGTTGAGCGCCACTTGTGGCAACACGTGTTCCCGAAGGCTGGACAGGTGATCGAGGTGCGCGGCGGCGTCGGCAAGTCCGCTCTGGCTGTTGTAGCAATGATTGCGCTCACCTATTTCACGATGGGCGCTGGCGCGGCGTGGATTGCCCCTGCGTTCGGCGTCGCTGCCGGAGGCATGGCCGCAGCTGCCATTGGCGCAGGCCTGTTCATCGCCGGCTCGATGCTGATCAACAAGGTGCTGACACCTAAGCAGGCTAAATCCGGCAGTCAGCAGCAGGACTCCGTCTATTCGATCTCCGGTGCCCGCAATCAGCTACGTCCCTATGAGCCGCTGCCCATGTTGTTCGGTCGTGCACGGATCACCCCTGACCTGTTGAGCAAGCCCTATGCCTGGTACGAAGGCAACGACCAGTACCTTGGCCTGCTGCTGTGCGCGGGCATCAACGTCGGTCGTGTGGAGGCCTTCTACAACGGCGACACGGAGCTGGCGAACTACGAGGGCGTGCAGGTCTACCACGCTGGCTACAGCCAGATGCCGGACCGGAACATTCCCCTCTACAGCAACGCCGACACCATCGACGGCGCGGAGCTGGAGAAGAACGGCACATGGGTTGAGCGCACCACAAGTGCCGACACCGTGCGCGTCCAAATCAATCTGGAATACATGCTCGGCGGCATGGGCGGCGGCGGTAAGGGCTACGACGTCTACGAGACCATCGTTGCCCAGTACCGTGCGGTTGGCACCACCACCTGGTTGCCCCTCGTCAGCCAGCGCTTCAAGTCCAAGAAGATGGATGCCAAGCGCGCCACGATGTCGCGCGACGTTGCGCGGGGTCAGTACGAGGTCCGCGTCCACATGACGGGCGAGGGCAACTACAGCGGCGGCAATACACACTACAACGACTTCCAGTGGACGACGCTCACCAGCGTGCAAGCCGACGATGCCGACTACACCGGGCTGTCGCGCACCGGCGTCCGGATCAAGGCCACCGGCCAGCTCAATGGATCGCCGGACGAGCTCCGCGCGGTTGGACATGCTGACCCGATCCCAGTTTGGAATGGGACGGAGTGGGTCGCCGAGGAAAGCAGTAACCCGGCCGCGCATATCCTGGCCTATGCGCGCGGTATCAGGCGAGAGGGGCGGCTGCTCGGCGGCATGGCGCTGGCGGATGAGCAGATCGACATCGAGTCGCTGAAGGCGTTCTCGCTGCACTGCGCCGCCAATGGCTACACATACGACTACTTCATCAAAGACGCACGCAATCACGAGCAGGTGCTGGCAGCGATTGCGCTCGCCGGGTTTGGGCAGATCACTTGGGCTGGTGGGCGGCTTGGTGTCGTCTGGGCTGCCCAGGAGCAGCCGCTCTCTGGCGTGGTCAACATGGCCACGATCAAGAAGGGCCAGTTCCAGGTTGACTACAACCTGAGCAATGCTGCTGACGGCATCGAGTACACCTACCTGGACAGCACCACGTGGGAGACCAAAACGCTGCGCGTGCCTGCGCCAGGCGTCACTACGATGCTCAACCCGGCGCAGGTCTCCGGAGAGGGCGTCACCAGCGAGGCGCATGCCGCCTGTCTGGCTCGGTGGCACTTGGCCCAGTCGTTGTACCAGTACAAGGACATCGGCTATAGCACTGACATCGAGCACCTGAGCTATCAGCGGCTGTCGCTGCTCGCGCTCACGCACGATATGACGCAGTGGGGTTTCGGTGGGCGTGTCCAAGGGGTGTTGTTGGATGGCAATCCGCCCTTTGCGGACGCCGAGGTCGATAAGGTCCGGTTCGTGAATGGCGAACCCGAGGTATTTGCCGCCGTCGAGCGAATCGCCGCTGACCCTGCAGGAAAAGTGGTGTCCTTGGTTCTGGATGAGCCCGTGCCAGCGCCGGCCAGTGGCAACGCATACATCGGGCTTCGTATCCCCGGTGAGCGCGTCTACCGCGTAATGCAGGTCAAGCCGTTTACCGGTGAAAGCAGTACGGTCGAGATTGTGGGCGCGTGGCCATCTGATGCACCGCTACCTGGGAACAGCAGCGACAACCCAGCGCATGACACGCTGTGGATCTACGATTTCAAGCAGACGCCGGGCCTGCGCGTGCGCGTTGTCAGCATCGAGCCGGAAAGCGATCTGAAGGGCGCTGCCGTGCGTGTGGTTCAGGAGGGGCCGGAGTTCTGGAACTATGTGCTCACCGGCCAATACATCCCGTCTCCGAACGAATCGCAGCTGCCGACCCGTCCGGTGGCATCGAATCTGCGCATCACCGAGCAACAGGTGGTGCAGGGTGACACCCAGTTCACTGAGCTGACGGCCACCTTCGACATCACCGGCCCGGTCGGCAACATCCTGGTGCTGGCCGCCGGCCAGGAGCAAGAGCTTCTTGAGGTCGCGCAGACGCAGACGCGAACCGCCACCTGGCGTATCCCGCAGGCAGACGTCTACAGCATCGTCGTGCGACCGTTCGCGCCCGATGGGACCGCGGGCGTGGCTGTGTCCGCCACCTACGCGACCGAGGGGGCAGACATTCCGCCGGTGCTGGTGGATCTGTTCGATGTCCAGGAGCGCAGCGGTGGCGTGCGTCTGTACACGTGGGGCTGGCTCGCCGACAGCATGCGCTCGGCAGACTTTGCTGGCGTCGAGATCCGCTACACCGCAGGCCATGTGACTACGCCGGTCTGGGACGACATGACGCCGGTGGGCGACACGGGCTATCACACCGCGGGCTTTGAAGCCGTGGTCCCCGAGTCTGGCCAGTGGACCTTCGCCTGTCGCAGCCGCAACACAAGCGGTGAACTGTCTACCGGCATGCGTATCGTGCAGCGGACGCTGGGCAAGAATCTGGGGCAGAGCCTAAGCGAGATCACGCAGGAGCAGATCGCGCAGCAACAGGCGATCGATGCAGCAGAAGAAGCCGCACTGCTGGCCGGACTGAAGGCTGCCCAAGCACTCGCCTTGATGGGTACCGAGTACGACCCGGATGCAGCCTATGCGGAAAACACGGTTGTCTACAAAGACGCTCGGATGTATCGCGCAAAGCAGGCGGTACCGATCAACCAGCCGCCGCCCAACTTGACCTACTGGCAGGACGTTGGCACGGTAACGCAGGCGCAAGGCAACACGACTCAGGCGCTGCAGCAGTTGCGAACGGACGTTGACGAGCAGGGCGAAGAGTTCGTTACCGCGATTACCCAAGTTCGAAAAGAGGTGCCGGGTGGCAGCGGCAATCTTCTGCCGGGAGCAGGTCTGAGCACTCCGTCGGATTGGATCGTGCTTGCGAATTCGACCGGGGGTACGCCCGACATTCAACGTATCTCGGGCGCGCCGTGGATTCCCACAGGCATGTTTGGCTTCCAGATGGTCTTGCCTGGGCCGGCCGGCACAGTTGTCTATGCGTCTCCCGAGTTTGAGGTAACGCCAGATGTCCGATACATGGCATCGGCCTATCTGGCAGATCAGCAGGCGTCCTCGGGTGTTTACATCGTTTTCTATGACAGTCCCAACGGTAGCTATGTCGGAGAAACGCCATCGTCCGTCGTCCCTCGCAGGGATGGCGGTGACTCACTGACCCATTACGACAGAGCATCAAGTGTCGGCGTAGCACCCGCAGCAGCTCGGCGGGGACGCCTCGCATGGATCGTACAGGGAACTTCAAACCCACCCTACGCCTGGCTCGTCCAGCCCATGGTCGAGGTTGCATCAGCCGCACAGGAGTTCCCTTCGGCGTGGTCTGAATCAGCAGTTGGGCTGGATGCGAAGTATGCAAGCGTGACTGAAACCCTATCGGTCGGAATTGATGAGGTAAGCGGTCGGTTGGCCGCGAAGATCACCAACGTAACTGATGTCAATGGGAACATCAGCGGGACCGTGAGTGAGAATGATGGTCAGCGAAGCAGCTTCTCCATTCTTGCCAACATTTTTCGTGTCATCAGCAGTGCGGCCAGTGGTCTTGAATGGCAGAACGGATACCTGCGTGCCTATAGCGCAGGTATCCAACTTGTACTTGGTATCAACTTTGGTTCGTCAAGCAACCTGTGCTTCTGGTATGGGCCGAACGTTGGTGCTGCAAATTGCACCAAGGCGAACGGTACGATTTGGTTCGACAACATTGGTGGCGCATACTTCGGCGGTTCATTATCGGCAGGTGTCAAAAAGAACGCAGTGCAGACGACCACGACAGTCACGGTTGGCACCGAGCTGGTGAACGGGCCGTTCGACACCAACGGTACTATTCGCCAGGTGACTATCAGTTTTGCGCGAAACACAGCTTACGTCAGCAATGCGGCTGGAGCAGGGGGATTTGTCGCGGGTGCTGGTGCCAACACCGCAACCGTGCAGGTTTACCGAAAGATCGGTACTGCCGCAGAAGCCCTGTGGCAAACGTTGAACGTTGGCGGCACTGTTGATATTTTCAATGAACCGGACTCGGCGGATCGTGCTAACTCTTACTGGTCGGGTGCAATGACGGTGAACGATACATCCCCGGCAGCGGACAAGGTGACGTATAGGGCTGTCATCACCGCATATAGCGCCCAATCTGTCACGCATCCGGGCGTAATCAACAGCACCACGACGACGCAGAACCTTTCAATGATTTCGGTGGAGAATTAATCATGAAGAATCTTAGCTTCATGGTGATGATTGCACTTACGGGCTGCAGCGGCGGGGAGCGTGTAGTCAACGCCCCTGTCGATGGCAGTAACATCACAATCCCGCAGTTCGAGTGGCGGGTGCGCACTGAACAGGAACTACGGGAGATTCATTCGCTCAACGGCATTGAGTTGAGCGCCGGCCAGGTCGCCGAAGGACTGCAGGGCACCGACCCCAACGGCACGGTCGTTATCTACACCGGAGCGCCCGTGCACGTGGATGACAGCGTGGCCTGCACCCTGGGCCACGAAGTAATGCACATCGCACTCGGCAAATATCACAAGGAGTGGAAATGAACGGCGTGATGCAGTTGAACGCGAGCGGTGACGTTGAGCGCGTCTTCGACGAGAGCAACAGGGACGTGCTGGTGTGCCGTCGCGCAGAGATTTTCTTCACGCCCAACGAGGATGGAACCCCGAGCACTACAGGCAAGGTCATCTGGCACACGGAGTGGTGGAGCTACATCGGCAACTTCAAGCGCGGCGAGATCATGGGGCCGCGCCTGGAGAACAGGATCGACCAGGTGCTGGGTGACAGCTACGACGTTGGGCTGGCCGATCCATTGGCGTCCGAGGTCATCGTTGCAGGCATCAAGGCCGCGTATGTGCACCGCGCAAAGTCCCACTTCGGGATCGGGGAAGAGCTGCCGGCGGAGCCGGAGGCCTAAACTTTCCCCTGCAGTTCGCCCTCTGGGTGAACGCCCAAGTGCACCAGCCACGCCGCGATCATCTCGATGACGGCAACTTTGTCTTCGGGGTAGGCGTCGATAAGGCGATCTTCCACCGAGTCGCAGACGTTCCAGAACTCGCGGGCTTCACCGTGTTCCTTGAGTGCATGCTGCAGCTCGCCGTAGGCCAACTCGTAGTCGGACTTCTGGTTACTCATCGGGCTTACTCGCTCGGACGCATGCCAGGGCTTCGATGACATCGCGCACTTGGTCGTGGAAGTGGTCCAGGTCCTCGGCTGCCCCCCGCGCATCGATGACCTCGACTTCGCCGGCGATGATCTCGGCCAGATCTCCGGCATGCGCCGTTTCAGCCTCGGGCTTGAGGCGGGTGGCCATGTCCTGGACCCAATGGTCCAGCTCTTCGCGGGTAATCCTGTCCATGCACGAATCCTATGCCTCGGGGGCGTTATGCTCTGGTCAAACGGAGGTGACGCGTGTGCTATTCAGCTCAGATCGAAGCCGACTACAAGAAGTTCGTCCGTGAGTTTGGTGCCGTCGTGGATCTGGAGGTTTTCACCCAGCTGTGGCTGCGTGACAACAACAAGACCCGGCGCCCGAAGACGCCCAGGGCGCTGGATCTGTCGTTCCTGCGCCCAGGTGACTCAAGCGTGGCCGCCATTGCTGCCGAGATTCGGGAATGGGACAACGAGGAAGTCGCACAGCTTGAGATTGAGCTGGCCAAGCAGACCGAGCGCCTGGCCGCCGCCGAGCAGAAGCTGGCCACCAAGCCAACGAAGACCGCGGCGAACGAGCAGCGGATCTCCGGCAACAAGATTGAACAGACTAAGCGCAGGATTGCCGACCTGAAGCGCGCAAACCTTGAAGCCCGGGATTCCCGCATGTTCCCTGGCTACTACTGCCCGGTGCTGGTCAGCGAGGGTGGCAAGATGGTTGTGAAGCCGATGCGGTACCAGTGTCGTCCCGCTGGGAAGCCAGCGTTCTACGATGAGAAGTACCCGGGCACCTACAACGCCCGGCGCGACAAGCTGGAGGGCTTCTGGAAAGGCCAGTTTGGGCATACCCACGCCCTGATGCTGGTGGAAACGTTCTACGAGAACGTGGAGGCAGAGAACGGCAAGAACCGAGTGGTCCAGTTCACGCCCCGCAACGGTGAGCTGATGCTGGTGGCGTGCTTGTGGTCGCACTGGACCGACCCGAAGGGAAAGGAGCCGGATCTGCTGAGCTTCGCTGCCATCACCGACGAGCCGGAACCAGAGGTCGCCGCTGCCGGCCACGACCGGACGATCATCAACATCAAGCCCGAGCACATCGAGGCCTGGCTCAATCCCGATCCTGCGAACCTGCAGGCGCTGTACGCGATCTTCGACGACAAGCGGCATCCGTTCTATGAACATAAGATCGCCGCGTAGCTAGGACGGGTTTGCACATGAATAGTACGTCGCCAGTTTGGACCGTTGGGCATTCAACCCGCACATGGGATGCCTTTCTTAAGGTTCTGCAGGCCCACGAAATCAACGCGGTAATAGACGTCAGGCGCTTTCCGGGTTCTCGAAAATTTCCCTGGTTCGCCACCGACGCCATGAGTGTCCAGCTACCCCGGGATGGCATTCGCTACCAGTGGGTTCCGCAGTTGGGCGGGCGGCGGTCGGCGCAGCCCGGCTCTCAAAATGGCGGATGGAGGAATGCGTCGTTTCAGGGGTACGCGGATCACATGTCCAGCGCAGAGTTCGCCGACGGGCTCAAGCAAGCCTTGTCGACAGCAGCGGAGGGCCGAGCAGCGTTGATGTGCGCTGAGCTACTTTGGTGGCGCTGTCACAGGAGGCTGATATCCGACCTCTTGCTACACCGTGGCCACCTTGTGCTGCATATACAGACGGAACGGCCGGCGGAGCCGCATGCTCTCAACCCAATGGCGCAAGGGGCAGGGCAGAACCTTATATATCCCCCGCTCCAGCTCGATTTGCTCTAAGCCCTGTTAGCCGCGACCGGCACTCTCGATGTTGCTTGACTAATGCGAGATCAGTGGTCATGATCCGCCGCCTCTACTGGGGAGTAGAACCGGGCCCGGTACGCCGGGCTTTTTTAACCGTACAGCAGCGACCATATTATTGGTGACCGGTCATATTGGAACCGAAAACCATCAATATCGATCTGTTTTGCGAGCCTCCCTTCGTCGTCCACCAACGTTTGCGCCTCGACGATGATGGGCCTGACCTGCTGAGAGGTTCTCAGTGAAGCGTTATGCGTACCTAGAAGCTTTACCGGGCGCCGCTCCAGTCCAGGCCCTTCCAAGAACATTCGAACGACTTCCATCCTGCGTCTCCGTGGTTCACGCTGGATACCAAGTGTTGAACGCCGGGTGTGACCACGACGAGAAAAACGCATCCGCAATATCCGTACTGGGACGCCCGTCACTGCTGACTAACGAGGCTTTGACACTTTGTCACTGAGCCTTTCTGTCACGGATGCAACCTTTAATGCACGATCTGCACCGACCTTGGCCGCTGCCCTCCTCGCCAAATAGCTGCAGGTTGTGAGTGAGATTTCAAACTCACTTTGAGCCCACTAACCGTAACCCAGCGGTTAGTGGGCTTTTTTATTCGTTATCGACGAACGCAGCAGATTCATTTTTTAACATGACTAGGGGTAGGGTCTAGGCCGGCCTCTTCGCCGATGCATTCGTAAGCTTTTGATAGTCGAATCGATCTGGCGCTAAACGTAGAGGGCGCGCGACGTTACTCCGATTCGCTGCGCTACCCGGGCCATTTCGTTGGCCACCTTGATGCACGAATCGCCCGTTCGTTCCATCGCAGCAGCCTGAAGGTCTTGATAAACCTGCCAAAATTCCGGGCCTGAGCCATGCGCTTTATATGTGGCATGCAGCTTTAACCATTCTTCATCCGTAAGATAATGTGCGCTGTATCCCATAATCACCTCCAGAGCTTATGGCCCCCGTGCTGAGAGCATATCGTTCCTCGCCTTTGCGGGTTGTTAAGCCCGGAGCAACAGCGGTCAGGCGTCGCAACCATTCGGCATGCATTTCGCTTTCTTCGACAACTCTCCTGCCGCAGTGTCCGCGAGGGCTTGATAGCGAAGCCTGATTTGCTCGAGCTTTTCGGGGTCGAGCTCTTCAAGATTGAGCAGCTCATTGTTAGCGTTCTTCGTGGCGCGTATTAGTTCATCGAGCTTGATCTGCGTGGCTGCGGAATCCACGTTCTGCGTGTGTTGAATAAGGAAAACCATCAGGAACGTCACAATGGTTGTTCCGGTATTGATGACCAATTGCCAAGTGTCGTTGTAGTGGAAAATCGGGCCGGACATAGCCCATATAACGATGACTGCTATGGCGGCCATGAAGGCTGCCAGGGAGCCAGCCAGTTGCGACACTTTGGTGGCGGCTGTGTTGAAGAGTGAGGTTGCGTCCATCAGTTTCCTCGCGTGCTCCGGTATTCGACCCGCGCGAACGTACACCCGGGTGACTGACGTCGACGTCGTGAAGGTGTCTACGACTTTGCGATATCCCACGCGCTAAGGCTCATTTTTTTTTAACCCGCGGTAGCCGAACATGGCTTTGGAGACATTGCTGGGAAGCGCGCAGTTGTGGGTAGCTGGTCCCAAGCCGTGAGACCGTGCCTTCTTAACATGGCTGATGCTTCCTTCCTCCTACCACTGGCTCGACAACCAAGACACCTGTTACCTGTGCTTCAACTACTTCACGGTGGCTGTGCTCAAGTGCGAGGCAGGCAGGGTGGCCGGCACCCTGAACTGGCAAGGCCGGTCCTTCTGGTTCAAAGCCGGCTCCTACCGCCAGGGCAAGATGTGGGTCGAGCGCTGGATCGCGGCGAGGGGCAATGACTTGCCCAGTCGGCCGGTGAATCCGCGCCGTCGATCACGGGAGAAGATGGTGCTGCAAGCATTGATCAGCAAGCAGCCGGCGGCAGAGGTGAGGGTGCCGAGGTAGGTTCGGCAAAAGGGCCTGCGAAACTTGCACCGTTTTTGCACCAGTTGTTGATGCATGCATCGCTACATCCCGCTATTTCCGGCACTACAACTTTGTTAGTAGTTCTACACAAGCCTTAAATATCAACTACTTGAAAATCTGGCCTCGGATTGAAAATCCCCGTGTCGGCGGTTCGATTCCGTCCTCGGCCACCAAAATTTCAAGGGTTCGCAGAAATGCGAGCCCTTTTTTGTTGTTCGTTTGCACCCGTTTTGCGCCGCTTGCGATTGTGTTTGCGGTTGTGGGAGCGGCGTAAGCAGCGAAACCAACAGCTCTTAAGATCGCAGACTTGCACTGCAGTTTCGGCAAGCCAAGCTTCGCGGCTTACGCCGCTCCCACAAGAGCGTGTGCAAGCGTTCCTCGGTCGTTTTTGCCGAGCATGGCTCGGCACTACAGTGGCGTTCTTGCGCGCCCCGACGTGGTCGGGGCGCGCTGTCGCTCAGGTGTTGGGCAGCAGTGGCCGCAGCACCGGTTCGAG